TTTCGACGTACATGGATTGAACGGATTCATCGACGCCTTCGAGGCTGTCCAGTTGGAATTTCAAGGTCATTACTGTCTCCCAGAGACGTAGTGCAGGCCCTGCCTGCGGGCAAAAAAAAGCCCCGCTATTGCGGGGCTCAAGAATTGAGTTGGTATTTCGCGAGTGATCAGTCCACGCTGAGCGCGAGCCTCAACACATCAATCGCTTCGGTACTAAATTTCTCTCTATATGAGGTTAGGCCTGTCTTCACAAGGAACCGCAGCCGTCCCGCTTTATCACCCACATACGGCTTGAAGTCATGGGCGATAGCTCTCAACGCCTGAAGATCAACCGTCGCCTCGAAGGTTTCTCCCCGGGACAAGTGTTTTTTGGTTTCGTATTTGGTGGTGTACCGGGCAATCGGATAGAAAGTAGCCCTATCCTCCGCAACCCCTATCCCAATAGCTAAAATCGTTGTCGGCAAGCGCCCAGTACAGACAACCCTCAAAGTCATTTTCACGCCTACTGCAGTTTCGCCTGCCGATAGCTGATGCACTTCGGAGAAAAACGCCAGTTTTTCTTGATCATCATGACGCGAGTAATAAAGGGCCAATCCAGCCGCGCAAAACGTAGCGATCGCCCCCAGCCATGAACCCAGCGCCGACCAGGTATTAGGATCCAGAACCGGTACAAATTTTACGGTTGAATTTGGGTTGAGATTGATACCCGCAGCGAGCCCAGCCAGCCCGGCCGACACACACGCGAAAACTGCCAGCCCCCAGTAAACAAATCGCACAGTCATGCTCCTGCCGTGAAAGAAGCGCACTCTATCCGCTTAATCCGGCCCGCTCAAACGCCAGAGGTTCCAGATCTTTCAACTGCTGGAGAGTCAGCGTCTTGCCGTTATCGTCGATGAACTTGTCGAGCGTCAGCTCTCCCTTACTGAACAGCGCATACCGGTTCGGCCCGAGAATGTCTCGCTGAAACGCCGCCGGCTGCCGTGCCAGCCATTCCTGATAGCTCGTCTTGCTCGACACCAGAGTCACCCCGTCAGGGCCGATTGAGGGCCGCGTCGAGCCTTTGATCTCGCGGGCAAACTCGTCCTTCAGCACCGGAATCAGCGTGGTACGGCAGCCCCAGTGATACGGCGGCTTCGGCCCATCCAGCGGGATCACCGTCTGGTCGACGCTCATGCAGAACAGCGTGGTCTTCGAGTCCAGGGTAGCCACCCTGCGCATGCCCGCGAGGATGTCGTCGTTCGCCTTCAGCGTTTCCACCCGCGCCGTGCTGGCGATGTGGTTGGTCATGGTGCGAACCAGTGCGCCGGCCTGATCCTGCTGCAACTGGTGAATGCTGGTCAGGCGCCGGCTGATCTGCCGGCTCGTCTCGCCTAAGCTGGAACCGATCTGAATCTCGCCGATGATCTCGGCGGCCTTCTTGGTTCCGAATTGGTCGAGCGAACCACTGATGCTGATGCGCTGGATTCCCTTGCGTGCTTCGAGTTGCAGAGGATCTGCCAGGGCAGCGGCGGAGATCATCTCGGCCGATGGCACATTTAGCTGAACCACCGCACGGACAACCTTGCCCAGCATCGTCGCGTTGAACTGCGCCTCATAGGTGGCGAACTCGCCGAGATCCAGCTGCGCGCGCCCTTTGAGATCGTCGTAGATGCCCCGCAAGTCGCCCTGAAGCGTTTCGATCTGAGAGTTATACCGACGAGTGCCGTAAGCGCTCAGGCCTTCCGAAACACGCTGCTTGGCGGTCTTGATTGCCTTGCTGATGAACGACGCCACACGCTTCAGGTTACCGCCAGCATACCGCTGGACGTAAATCTGGTGCCGCGTGGCGGCGTCCTCAAGAAAGCCTTCATTGCTCATCGTTCCCGCCTACCGGTGGCGCGCTGGCCAGCTCTTCGTCGATCTTCTCGTCGGTGCGATCCGCTTCAAGCACGCCGCCCTGACGCAGGTTCACCCGGACATCCGACTTCGCGATGAAGCCCTGTTGCCAGAGTTGCACCTGGGCGAGGATGTCTTGCGCGGTCATGGTTTCGTCGAAGAACGACTGGTTGAGCCAGAACACCGTGCCCTTCTCGTCCTGCGCGTCCATCATGAAGCGCTCGGCGTCGAGGATGGCTCGCTTCAGGGCCTCGGATACGTTGCCGGCGATTGTGCCCAGCACGCTGTTGTCCGAGCTGTACCGGATTCGAACAGCCTCTGCCGTCTCCGCGCCGCTGCCCTTCTGGACGACACGGGCGCCGATCATCAGCATCTGCTCTTCCTTGTCCTTCATCAGGGTTCGGGCGAGCTGGGTTTCGGTGGCCTGCAGCATGACTGCTGACCCGGATTTGCCGAGGTTGTGCCCACGCCGCGAGCCGATGTGCATACCGTTCGGGTTCAGTTTCGCGAACTCGTCGGCTTCGATGCTGGTGGTGATGAACAGTGTCGGCTGGCTGCTGATGAAGCCGCTCTCCTCCACCGTGGCGCTGTTGCCGTAGTGCAGGATGTTGACGTCGGCCAGGTCTTCCAGCGGCGACTTGTCGATACTGGCGTCGTTGTTCTGGGCGCCGTAGAAGCTGAACGGGATGTGATCGAATGGCTGCCCAGATTTGTCGGTAGGCTGCGTCTCCTCGACGCTTTCTTGGCCTTCCTTGTAGACGCGCTGTACGTATGTCCCATCGACAAGCAACAGGACTCGGTTCTGCGTATACGTCTCGCGGGACAGATCGGTAGCGTTGAACTCAGACACGCATTCCCGCAGGTTCACGTACACCAGACGCTTTACGCCGTCGATCACCTGCTCATCCCAGTCGATAATCGAAAGGGCGTCGTAGTGGTGGATCAGGGCGCGCTTTGTGGCAAGGTCAGCCATCGAGCTGACACCGCTTTCAGTGGCAACGGTCGGGAAGTCGACCAAAAAGCCACCTCGCCCGCTGTCCAGGCACTCGCCAACCGATTCCTTCGACAACTGCTCGAGGCTAGTGCCGTCGCCGCTGGCGTTCTCCTTCAGATACTCAACCGCGGTCGGCAGGGATAGTTCGGCAGTCTTGCGAAACACCGCCCCCATCAGGCCGGTGCGCGTGCGACCGGTGATGTTGAGAAACATCGCCCGCTTCTTGTACTGCTTGTACCGAGCCAGATTCTCCGGTGATTTGTTCTCCGGATCTGGCATCGGCAGGTATTCGTCGTGCTTGCGCACCTCTCGCGCACCGGCGACGCAGCGTTTCACCAACTGCCAGCCAGGCAGGGCTTGTGCGTACTCTGCCCGGGGAGTGCTGAAATTCGCCATGGATGGCCTCAGAAGCTGAATGTGACAGGAATGTGGGTCATGGTGGCGCGCTTCGTTTTGGCGACGGCGAAGTAGCGGAAAGCATCAGCAGGGTGAGACGCCCAGTCATGCAGCGGCCGATCTTTCCAGCAGCCCTTCTTGTCGTCCCACTCTTTGCGGTAGTTCTCCAGCGCGGTGATGCCCTCTTCGCACTTCGCCTCGTTAAAGGCGCAGTGGGCAAGGATCTCTCGCGCCTGATCGATGCCGTCATCCACGCTGATCTTCGGCACGACCTGGAACGTCATGCGGTAGTGCTGGCCGTCGATCTCGTAGCCTTCGCGCGCCATTTCCCGACGGGTCTTGGCATCGCTGCCGAACTCGCGGTTGTCGATGTCGTGCGGGCCCCAGTGCTCGGAGTAGGTGTAACCCTTGTCCTTCAACACCTTCATGTAGTGCCGCAGGCCTTCCCCGCTGTTCTGGTAGAAGTCGATGACGTGGTACTCGTTGCCGACCTGACGCACGAACCATATGGCCGTGGAGTCGCCGACGCCGATGTCCCAGAAGGTCATCACCGGCAGGTGGCTGTTGTCTGGCAGCGTGCCGATGCGCTGAGCGGCATACAGCTTCGTGAACTGCTGGGCGTAGTAGGCGCCCTCGATCGACTGCTGGAAGGCTTCGGCCGGTATCGACGGGTATTCCCGCTTCATGTCGTCGCCGAGGGTCTTCTCCTTGGCGGCGTACCAGGCGCGCTGTCCCGGGTTCGTGTCGATGCCGTGCTTGGCGAACAGCTCGTTGAAATAGTCCGTGAGGCGCTGCGGTATAACTGCCTCAGCGGGGTCGAGCCAGTAGGCCTTGTTCTTCCACCAGCTGAAAAAGAAGAATTTCCAGTCCAGCTTGCCAAGCGGCGTACCGGACAGTAACTGCTTCTCCGCACTCTGCGAGTAGTCGAAGAAGTAGCCGGCCCGGCCCTCAGCCGTCGATTCAATCGTGACAAAGCAATCAGTGGCCACCGCCTCAAAGGCACCAGTGACGATCTCGCGGGCCTTGTGTGGAAACTTGGCGCAGATCTTCCCGAACTCGGAGACGTGCAGGTAACGCAGCGTGCCGCCCCGAAACGAGGTACTGACGTAGAGCGAACCGCCCTTGCTGAACACCAGCTCACCGGCAGCGTCGTTGCTCGCAGGGTTTGCAGCGCGGATCTCTTTCGGCAGGTTGTCGTAGGCGTACTTCACCTTCTCGCGGAACAGGCGTTTGGCGTCGTTCAAGGTGTGAGCGATCAGCGCGCACTTGGCCGACTCGAACAGAGCCGCGTCCAGCTGGATGATGCAGCATTCGGTTGTAAAGCCGAGCTGGCGAGCCTTGAGTATGATGTTGCGGGTGTGCATTCCGTCGAAGTATTCAATCTGCTCGTCCGTCATCCTGAAGCGGACTTTCTTACCGCCTTTGTCGGTTATGAAGTAGAGATTATTGAGCCGGAATCTCTTGTCTCTCAATAGATTCAGGTGTTCTGGTTTCATTCGCGGCCTTTGAGCATTCGCGCTCTAACATTCTTCGCGACCTGCCGGTTC